CTACAATCGGCTTTTTTGAGGAGACGCTTGTTAATGCCAGAGACTGGAAAGATCATTTTATTAACTTCTTAAAGGACATCCATAGGGCGATAGCAAGGGCATTTGCCGATATAATTGCCCAGCAAATAATGGCATCATCTCTTGTCGGGTCGTTTATTGGACCGATATTTGGTGGTATAAAAGCACCAAAAGTGGGTACAGTTACACCCCAATATGGTGCAACAATCACCAGATATCAACATGGTGGAGTATCTTTAAAGCCTGAATTAGCATATGTTGGTGAAGTTCCAGAGGCACACATACCATTAAAAGGCGGTCGCTCGATTCCCGTTGAGATGTCGGGAGCACCCAGTGTTGAGGTGAATGTAATAAATCAGACTTCAAGGGTGGTTGACGCCCAGCGCGGTCCCATCAGGTTTGATGGTGTAAAATTGGTGACGGAAGTAATACTTAAAGATTCCGCAGAATACGGGCCGTTGAAGCAGGCCGGAATAATTAAATAAGGAGATAAAAATGGCTGCACAAGACGTTTCAGAGAGAATTATAACAATGTCAATTGCTGCTGGTACTACCGATGTAAGTTTGCAAATACCTATGGTAGACATTACGGATGGTTTTACGGCAGAAACCGGACTAACACCAACTGATTTTGATATAGCATATGCAAGACCACATGTTGCACCGGTAAAGGCCGATTGTGTAGCTTTGACATCTCCGGCGGTAGATGATCCACATTTGGATAACGCCGTTTTTGAAATTGATGATACAAATATGAAAGGTGTATATCGGCTTGATCTACCTGATGCTATATGTGCTGTTGGTGAGGAGAATGCTCTTGTGTCACTAACTCATGCAAGTTGCCGAACGGTTTATATTCACATTCAACTTCAAAATAAATTATCACCAGATGGTCTTGATGGCATAACCGTCACCGAGCCAACAACGGTTGCGACCACTTTCGCTGGTATGATGGTCCAATTATGGCGGCGATTCTTTAAGAAAGCTACACAAACGGCCACAGAGCTTAAGACTTATAAGAACAATGGTACTGATGTTGTTACCACACAGACATTAAGTGATGATGACACGACCCAAACGCAGGGGGCTGCAAGCTGATGAACCTTTTTACAACTATAGATGGAGAAGTTGACAATCTCGACAGACCATTTTATTTTGGCGGTCCGTTCGACAGGAAATGGCATCATATATTTCCAGAGTTGGACCGTGGACCGGAGTCTGCAGAGTTTATAGAGGAGACGTTGTTTGATCCAACATTGAGGACTGAATATGAATTTGGTCCGCCCCTCACCCGCTCACGTACGACGTCGGCGCCGAAAACATGGAATGTAGCCTTAACTGACTTGTCTAATGATAATAAGGTAACGCTTGACGGCTTTCAGCGGAATCAGGTTAATTTTGGGGCCGAAGTTTTTAAATGGCAAAATACACAGGACGGTGTAACTTACAGAGTAAGATTCCTTGCACCAATACGCTTTATTATAAAGCCTAAAGACGTAAGGTTGTTGCCTAATAAATGGCGTGCCGAATTTAAACTGTACACGGATTAGAAAATAATATGAAGAGTTTACCGGCTGCACTAATCTTCGAGAAGAACAAGCTTGCGACGCCATCAGCTTGGATTATTCTGCTGGAGATTACCCTAACCGATGATACCGTGTTGCGGTTTGCCCGTAATACGGAAGATGTCACATTTGATGGTAATATATATACGGCCTTTCCGTTTGAGATTGACTCAGTTGGACAGCATTCAAAGGGGGAAATCCCGACCGTAAGGCTGAAGGTCAGTAACATTACTCAGTTGATACAGCCGTACCTTGAAGCATTGGAGGGCGGCATTGGCTCAACGGTTAAAATTATAGTTGTTAATTCGGCCCATCTATCTGAGGATTACACCGAATTGGAAATGACTTTTGATGTTATTGCATGTAACAGCACCTCACAGTGGGTGACCTTTACTCTCGGAGCGCCAAATCCTCTAAGACAGAGATTTCCCCTTGACCAATATATTGCCATGCATTGTCGTTGGCGATTAAAAAGTATAGAATGTGGTTATGCCGGGGCTGAGACCGACTGTAACAGAACGCTTAAGAGGTGTAGAGAGCTTGGTAATTCCGTTAGGTTTGGCGGCTTTGTGGGAATGCGGTCGGGTACAGTTCGCATTGTGTGATTAAATGAATATAATGAACTTAATAGGCAAACCCTTTAAATATGGTGGTAGGGGACCAGCCGAATATGACTGTTGGGGCTTGTGTATAGAGGTATGCAAACGGGTAGGTATCGTTTTACCGGATATAAACACTCCAGACTCGGCAACCTTGCGAAAAGTAGCATTCCTGACAGCGAAGGACGAATTATTTAAACCACTGGAAAGGCCCAAACCATTTTGTCTGGTTGTATTTGAAATAAGACCGAATATCTGGCATGCGGGCGTAGTGCTGGAAGATTGTTGGCGTTTCATCCATATTGCACGGAAGAGGATGGTTGTAATCGAGCGGATTGACAATGTTCAATGGCAACGTAAATTCAAAGGATATTATGAATACGCAGGTTGAGAATAATTTAGAATTAATCTGTGTACGAAATCCCTTTAATAGGACAGATAGGGAGGTAACCTCAGTATCTTATGGTAATCAGAGTTTGGCCGGTATCCTACAGCAATACATCCCAAAAGATATTAAAGTTAATGTAAGTATAAATGGTAAAATTATCCTAAAAGAAGCTTGGCAGTTGACTTATCCGCAAGTTGGGGAACAAATAGTGGTTGTCCCGCTTGTTGCGGGGGGCGACGATGATAAGATAATTTTAAATATGGTTCTCATGATCGCCGTAGCATGGGCGGCGCCGCAGCTTGTTGCTGGGTTGCCGGGTGCAATGACGGCGGCGGGGGAACTTTCATTTCTTGGTACATTATATGCTGCCGGTGTTATTATTACCGGTGGTATAATTATAAGTGCCCTGACACCGGCCCCACAAATAAGACAGCCTGGCTACGATGTAAGTCAGATTTATAATTGGTCGCCCCAAACCACCCAACAACAGGGACTTGTCGTTCCAAAATTTTACGGTAAAAATAAACATTTTGCTAACATATTTGCGGCTCATATCGATATAGATGAAGACGGAGAAAAGCAGTTACTAAAGTTTGCGGCTGGTCTTGGCAGCGGACCGATCAAAAGCGTATCAAATAAGAAACTTAATGATCAGCCAATTGGTAATTACCCGGAAGTTTCAAGTGAGGACCGTCTTGGACTCGTTGACCAGACTGTGACTACTATCTTTGGTGATACAGAGCCGGAGTATAGACCTAACATTAAAGTAACTAATATAGGTGGCGCAAAGACCTATAATATACCGGATGATGACTATGATGACATTGAGGTTGACATTTTCTTTGGTAGAGGTGTTTATTGGGCGAATGATCAGGGGGGATTAAGCAATCACAGCATTGGCATCAAGGTTGAAGTCAGTGAATATGGTGAGGAGAGTTGGACAACTATTGGTGAGGAAACCGTTACAAGGAATAGCACGGACCGTTTCTGGAAGACCTATGTGGCAAGTGATGAAATGGTTATTACCAACGGGAACAAATATAAGGTGAAGGTCACAAAGACGACATCAGATCAGGCATCTATGAGGTATGGGGATGACGTTTACCTTAGCTCCGTCCGTGAGGTAATGGAGGACGACTTTCAATATCCAAAAACTGCTTATGTTGCCGTTAGCGCCCTTGCAACCGACATGCTTTCCAGCTCACTAAGGTTTTCATGTGAGACGGAGGACTCGATAGTTGATACGTACAATGGTACAAGCTGGACGCTACAATGGTCTGATAATCCGGCTTGGGTGCTTTACGATATCCTAACTCAGCCGGTAATTAGTGGGGACGGCGACGGCACGCCGTATGCGGTAGAGCGGTATGACGGTATTAATCCATCAAGGATTGATTATGCTAAATTTTATGAGCTTGCCGTATTTTGTGATATAATGGTTCCGGACGGTAGTGGAGGTACGGAAAAGCGGATAACGTTTAATGGTGGATTTGATACCCCCACAACGATGTGGGAGGCTGCGTTAAAGGTCTGTGAAATAGCCCGTTGTGCGCTTGTCTGGAATGGGATAAATGTAACACTGGCGATCGACAAAGCCGGTGATGCCGTCCAGATGTTCTCGGTTGGTAACATTATAAAGGATACCTTTAAGGAGACCTTTCTACCGGAAAGTGATAGAGCAAGTGAAATTGAGTTACGTTATATCGACGCAGACCAGGATTATAAATTAACGCCCTTTACAATTTATAACAGTTCCGTCAATAACCCGGCAAACAAAGTAACAATGGAATTGTTTGGTGTGAACAAGCAGTCCGAAGCCTGGCGGGCAGGGATGTACAGGCTGGCTATGAATCAATATTTAAAGACCACTGTTGATTTTGAAGCCGATATTGATGCCATTGCATGCACATTGGGTGATATTATTTATGTACAGCATGATGTACCACAATGGGGTAAAGGTGGTAGGATTAGTTCGGCCACGAACAATACGGTGACCGTCCATAGAAAATTATTACCAACAAATGATACCGACGAAATAATGGTTAGAAATCCAAATGATGATAGCATGGAAACCAAGACCGTAACGGGTATATCCAACAATAACAACTGGAGTACGTTGACTATAAGTGGTACGTGGACCAGGAATCCAACAAGAGGTGATTTATTTGCTTATGGAACACAGAACCTTATAACAAAAAAGTTTAGAATAATCGATCTTAGGAAGTCGGGTGACCAGCGATGCACCATCAAGGCGCTGCAGAACGACCCGGAAGTTTATACCCCAGATGGATCAGAACCTATTCTTCCGGCCTTGCAGGTGACACCAGCGGAATCGGACGCCGTAATAAGGCCACCAAATTGGGGGGAGATGACAAACAGGATACCACAAATCGTCGTACAGGGACTAAATGTTGACATACCTTTAATAACCAACTTAACGTGGAATGATAATACACCAGGCGCTGGTTCTGTTTCTTGGACCGCCACTGATGGGGAAAATCCAATCTTATTTACCTGTAAAGGTATTACCTATGAAATAACCGCTGGAAATACTGCTAATGAATTTATTTATTGGGACTTGGAAGCTTCGACCGTGTTTTCATCAAGCGCCAGTGCCGCTGATATGATAGGAACTAACAAATGGCCGGTCTGTATTAACAATTCCGGTACGGCGGACCGGGCTACCGGTATTCCTGTATTAAATGCCGGATTCTTAAGGGCGAGAACGATTTACGCCGAACATTACGCTGAACTACGAAATACTTATGTTTATAATTCTGGAGATAGTTTGGATGCTGCCAAACCATTTACCATTCCATTTAGAATAATTCCGGAAGCAGATGATATTGTTTCAGCAACACTTTCTTTCAGGATTATGCCTTATCGGGCTTATTCGACAGGAGCAGCTTCGGGGGGTGGGTCAACGCCAACGTCTGCTGACGGCGGCTCTGGCTCTTGGGATACTACTGGACCGGCCAGTTGGACCTTAGGTGCGGCAACAGAAGGTCCTTCAACACCAAATACAACTTCCGTTAATCCCGGCGATACAGAATATACAGACCCTATTCACCATCACGAAATGCCGACACACAGTCACACGGTAAGCGGGGATACCCAATCTTCTAAAGCAGATGTTAGTTCTGGGAAAGATACTGAATATGAAGATTGTGGCGGTGGTAGTCACAGACATGGAATTCCCTATGGAGATAGTCTGTTCGATGGACATACCCACGAATTGAGTAGCTATAATGTAGATACAAATTCCGTCGACCCTGGTAATACTTACAATGAGAATATAAATCATAAACACGCCATGCCGAGTCATTATCACGGTCTTAATTATCATACCCATGATTTAGACGGTAGCGGTTCAGATCATACACACGAATTAACACTACCGAACCATACACATACAGTTACAATTGCGGCTCACGTACATAATATTACATACGCCATTCATGAGGAGAGTAATTCACCAACTGTTACTTATGCTATTGATGATGGTGTTGGATTTGGGGGTGAATCTGGTGAGTATGAAGCGGACGCTCAAGACATTGACATATCAGGAGCACTTACGATTAGAGCAGGAACAGGTTGGAAAGCCGTGCGATTTTCAACTGATCAGCGCTGTAGAATTTTTACTATTATAGAACTAAAACTTGATATTACTGCGTAGAAAGGAAGGTCAAAATGAAATTAAACTTTAAAAAAGAAGGGGGTTTATTAAAACCTACAGTAGAATCAGGTGAATTGGTGGAAGACGTACAAAAATGTACCGTCAGCACATCGGTAGAACGGGAAACCGTTATGACAATAACGGTCGCCATTAAAGTTAAGGAAACCAACCAGCATGAGCGGTCCGATTCTTGATAAGTTGAATGAAATGAATGGTAAGCTGGATGAACTCCTGATTTGGAAGGAGGTTCATAAGCAGGAGCATAAGGGTATAAGCAGAGATATTGAAGATGTTCGTAGTGTACTCTTTGACAATCCAGGCTTAAAGTCTCAAGTCCAGACCCTTATGAATTGTAAGTCAAATACCTTACGTAGTATGGACTTTTGGATGGGTGTATTGAAGGGTATATTGAAGGTGGTAATTGCCGCTGGTATTATAAGTATAGTTGGCTGGTTGTTGTTTATATATAAACAGAATTGAAAGGACATTAAAATGGAAGTGGAGCAAATAAAA